CGCCTATCACAGCAGGCGACAATGGATTTGTGGGTGTAGACATGAGGCAGCAGCCTCACATGCTGGCTCCCGGTATGGTATCTGAGGCCGTTAATGCGAGGTTCAGGTTTGGTGTAGCAGAGCCCCGAAAGGGTGTGATGCCTCTCACGTGGTTCAACAGATACGGCTTTACGTGGCCTATTGAATGGAACAACGGAGATATTAACTGGAATAGGCAGATCACAACTGCTCTAGGTCAGGTCTATGGAGTGGGTGTATGGAATGACCCTAACGGAGCTGACTGGATCTTGATAGCCGCCAGCCTTGATGGGGTCACTATGAATCTCTACAGGGCTCGATACGGCAACAGTATTGAGCCCATCCCCTGCAGCGTTGGTCTGACCGTTCCTTCTACCAAATTCACCAGCAATAACACGGTCAGCAAATACTGGTTCACTCAGGCATTCGACAAGGTGATCTTGTCTCGAGGCCCTGACGAGAGCCAGCTTGTCATGTCTTCGCTTGCTGAAGGCTTCATTGAGGCTCCTGCTTCCGACAACGGGACCAATCCGATCCCCAATTCCGATACGACCCTGTTCTTCCAGAATCGCATTCTTGTCCCTCACAAGCCGTCTGGAGGTTACAAGTCAGACCACGTGGCAGTCAGCGACATCCTGAGCTACACCAACTACGATGCGGTCTACAACAATTTCAAGATCAATCAGGGTGACTCTGACAACATTCGCAGACTCTACAAGTGGAACGATCAGACCGTAGTAGTTTTCAAGGACACAAGCATCTACACAGTCAGCAATCTCGTAGGAGATTGGGGGAACAACGCTGTGCTGGATCAGGTGACCACAGAATACGGTCTCGTGGGAACAAGGTCTGTCGCCAGCGCAGGCAACGACCTGTGGTTCCTGAGCCAGAGAGGCGTAGTGTCACTGAGGCTGACGGAGCAGAACAAGCTGCAGGGGATCTCAGAACCAGCAAGCACACCGATCCAACCACTGATCGACAGGATCGACTTCAATGTAGCCAAGGAGACGGCCTGTGCAGCTTACTGGAGGAACAGGTATTACCTGAGCGTCCCGATTGATGGAGGGCAGCAGAACAGTGCAGTGCTCGTCTATGACTTCATTAACGGAGCTTGGTCAGGCTACGACACTGGAGAGGCCATTAAGATCAAGTATTTGTTTGTGGCAGACTTCCAAGGCTCTGAGCATCTCTACTACGTAGACTACGATGGCACAATTGGGCTCTACGAATACTCTGATCTAGAGGGCCGTCCCATCGTTCAAGGAACCTACACATGCGACCTGATGGTCAAGGGTCACGTAGGAGAAGGCACGACTGTTCAGGTCAACAATGGGACAGTAATCACTGCGACCAGAAGCCGAGAGATCATTGATGACGCTGACTCAGAGATCACTGATGGGAGTCTTCCGATTATCGAGTCTACTGAGGGCAATGTAAATGACCCAGAAGATGGATGGTTATGGGGAGTTGGCTCAGAGAACAACGCAGATCACTGCGAGATAGCTGGGGCGAACCTGTTCACAGGGTTTACGGAAGACGGCTGGCTCTCTGGAGAAACCACAGAAAGCGACAACGGATGCGGTGTGCGTTTCGAGAGCACATCACCCATACTGGTCAGCATCAGGGATCAGTTTGGGAATGTTGATCCATACCTGCAGGTCATTTGCTCTGACACCATCAAGGTAGAGGACAGGCCCATCAGCTTCATGATTAAGACTCGTGGCTACGGGTTTGAGGCAGGGAACCGCAGGAGGTTCCAGCAAGCTCAGATCTACGTCTCAACGTGGGACCCAGAATACAAGGTGACTGGCATTGTGGATGGTGTGAAGGAGGAGTCAGTCATTGTGGACAATGCCAGCTTCACGTTCCCTAACCGCACAAAATACATGACCTTTGGGATGGAGGACTGGGACATCCAGAATCTGGATGACACCCACGAGACTCCCGGCAGAGAGGATTACTCTGTCATACTTGATACTGACAGTGCTGACCCCGGCACTGTTCTGGGCTCCACTGGAACTCAGTTGGACCTGTATCAATACTGGACCCACAAGATGAGGGTAGACAGAAGGGGAGCTTACTTTCAGGTCAAGATAGAGGGCATCGACGGCAGGATCAGACTGCACAGCGTGACCTCTGGATCGACAACAGGACAGAAACGAGAAGGACAACACTCAGGACTTTGGTAATATGCCAGACAGCACAAATAACTTCGTAGTCGATGCGGTCAATGGACCAATCCCATCTGACACAGTAACTCGAGCCGAGTTCATTACAGCATTGCAGCAACTCAACTATGCCGAGGGCAACATTCGGTCCATAGACGAACTCAGCGGAACTGCTGGTCTGGTTGCGCTGGACGGGAGCGGAGCTGCCAATGTCAGGACGATCACTGGGGCCACTGGCTTGACCGTCTCCAACGGCAACGGCACAGGCGACCCTGAGATCTCGCTCAATGCTCCTCACACGTTCCGACAGACCTACAATGATACCAGCAGCAACACTGTCAGCGACACCAAGCTGTATAACATCATCAGTAGTGGCACATCATTCACACTGTCTACGCCAGAGACTGGGTATGTCACGGTCAAGAACATCATTAATGCCACATCCAGCTTCATTACGATCACAAGCCCTGACTGGGGACCTGCTGGTCTGGGAGATGTAAGGGTAAGCGAAGGTGAGACACTGACCATTATCAGCAACACTGCTGGCAAGTGGTATCCACAGCATGTCACTGAACACGATGTCAATCCGTTTGGGGCTATTTACAGAAGCTCTGCTGCAGCAACTGCATTGACAACATCGTATCAAGCATTGTCACTCACCACTGCAACGCACTCAAATATGACCAACTTCTCGATGCCGGGAAATGGTCAACTGCAATACACTGGTGATATAGCGATTGATGCAGAGATTAATGTCAGCATCTCTGGTGGCATAGATGTTAACAGTGCTCACACAGTAGATTTTGTGATAGTGAAATACGATGACAGTGCAGCTTCTTCAACTGTCATCACGCAAACTGAGCAACAGTTTTTCTTTAACACGCTTGCTGACAGGAAGAACATATCAATAATTGGCCACATTGAGCTGGATCAAAACGATTACGTAAGCGTTCACGTAAAGGCTGACTCCGCAGTTAACTTTACCCCAACTAAATTCTACATGTCTGCCTCAGGCCACAGAATCATAACTACATAAGATCATGCCACTCTCAGTTATTGTAGCTACAGGATACAACTTCTCTGAAGGAGAAAAGGTTACCTACCCAAAGCTTAACTTGCTTGGGACGCCTTCTGTCACGTTCACCGGTGAACTCTCATCTGCACAGCTATCTGATGGCTCTGTAACTACAGGCAAGCTCGAGCAGGGAATCAACATCAACAGCAAGATCGATGACCATAACCTGAACCTAACAAAGCTCGAGGCAGGCACTCAGGGTCAGATCCTGTATTACAATGCTGATGGTGACCTCGTGAAACTAGCCCCGGGATCTGATGGTCAATTCCTAAAGACCAAAGGAGCTGGGGCAAACCCAGAGTGGTCAGCTCAGGATGGGACAGACACCATTAACATCAGCCAGATTGTTACTGATGGTGCTAACAAGTTCATCAGTTCAGACTCTTCAGGGAATATTCAGTGGGAAGCAAAAAGCTCACTATCAATATCCGTGGCAGATCTGTGGGAGCAGCAATCTCAAGGCGTAGACGCTGGTGCTTCTGACACAACTGATCAAACAAGGAACTTAAACCAGTCTTCTGACCCTGACGGCATCATTGTTTCGCTTTCCTCAGGTCAATTCACACTTGCAGCAGGGACATACTCTGTCATAGCGAGAGTCCCCGGCTACGACTCAGGCAACTTCACAAGCTGGCTGTATAATTTCAGTGACTCGTCTACAACACTGAACGGCACTTCGATTTACTTTGGAAGCTCAGACACTGAAACGCTATGGTCTACCATTTCAGGCGTGTTCACCATCGCAGATCAGAAAACATTTGAGATCAGGTTCAAATCTAAATTAAGCCAATCAAGCAATGGGCTTGGAAGAGCTGCTGACATCACAGGACACCCGGAGATATACAGCCAGCTCAAGGTGACCAAATTAGCTTAATGCACTTCGACACCTCCATCAAACCAGACTTCATGCGCCTGACTCATAACAATGAGAAGGCGTGGCAGTTTGTGGAGCTATTTGCAAGACGGGCTCACGATCTGGATGACATGATCGATGACAACAAGGTCATGAGCGATGAGGAGCTGATTCAGGCTGAACTCAACTGGATGCTGGCCCTGAGCACTAACTCATTCTATCAAGCGCACAGCAGCTTCCTGATGCCGCTCCTGATCATGAGCTGCAATGCGTGGCTAGATGCCAACAAGTGGGAGAAATCAGAGATGGAGGTCAAGAGAGTCCACTCTGATGTCCTGAAATCATTTTATCACGAGGTGATATTTGCAGTCGTATACCTGTGTGGCGGCTGGAATGCGATGAGAGAGTTCACACAGCTACACCGAGAATACCAGACAGACAATTATGGGAATGTATAGCGCAGATGCCCCTCCTCCTAGGGACTACGCCCAAGAGACACGGGACACACTACAGGCACAGATTGATCTGGCTCCAGAGCTGTTTGCTGCTGAAGCCAGTCAGGAATACGGCAGGCCAGCAGAGGCTCGCCTCAACTTGCAGGTCTTGAGAGACCTGATGCGAGGCACTGATGGCGAGCCCGGTCTGCTGGAACTCTATGAGCGTGACATCATGCCCGGGCTCGCCAGAGCTGATGTGGCTGGCCTTGACGTGTCCCGGGAGGGAGACATCGCTGCAGTCGAGAGACTCGGTCAGAGAGCCACTGAGGCCTTCAGGCAGGCCAATCCTGAGCAGGCTGCACTGATGGCAGAGCTTAACAGGCAGGCACAGGCAGAATTGGCCGCAGGAGCAGCACTGCCACCAGCCCTGTCTCGAGAACTCGAGCAGCAGGTCCGTGGTGCTCAGGCAGCTCGTGGTATGGGCTTTGGTATGGCTGATGTAGGTCAAGAGGCTCTGGTTAAGGGCCTGCAGGCTGAACAGCTACAGCGTAGGCGGCAGGCTTTCGCACAACAGATGGTAGGCTTGAATGCTGCCACTGCTGCTGATCCCTTTATGGCCATTCTGGGCAGGCCCGGTGTGGGCATACAAGCTGGTCAGGGAGTCGCTATGCAGGGTCAGGGTATGGCTCCGCAGCAGGTGTTCAATCCAGAGTCAGCCTACGCAGGCAGCCTTGCTGCTGGTAATTATAACGCACAGCTCAATGCGAACATTGCTTCAGCCAATGCACGTGCCGCAGTGGCAGGTGGAGCTATGGAGGGTCTGGGCAGTATGTTGAGTGGGTCAAAATTCATGACATGCTGGGTAGCTCGTGAAGTCTACGGCGCAGACAACCCTATGTGGCTGCTGTTCAGGCATTGGATGCTGAACGAATCGCCGGGATGGTTCAGGAAGGCATACATCAAATACGGTCAGCGATTTGCTGGCTGGCTATCTAAGAATGAATGGTTGAAGCCATCCATCAGGAAGTGGATGGACTCACGCATCAAGAAACTGCTCGCATAACACTATGGCATTTTCACGACAGACATACACAGGACAGGGAATCGTTCAGCCTACCGAGAGATCTCGTGTGGGCGAGTTTCTTGGTGCAGGGCTTGCAGGGCTAGGGCAATCCATCGGGAGGGGCATCGAGAAGTTTGCGGAGCGCAAGGAGGAGATGAAGAAGCGTGAGCAGTTCAAGAAAGGGACTATCACTGCTTTGACTGCCTTGGGTGCTGACGCAGACTTGCTGAAGGGTATGGAGGCAACAGAACTTGCTGCCTATGCACAGATGTATCCAGAGATAGCTGCTCAACGTGAACGTGAGGAAGCTCAGGGTTTTTACTCTGACTTGCTAACAGCATACCAGCCGCAGCAAGTTGAGAGGGACTTTGGCCCCCAGATCAGTGCTGCAGAAAGAAGGCTGCAAGAAGCAGAGCGAGCAGGGTTCAGGCCTGAGTTCACGTTTCCGAAACCCAGTGAAGAACCACCTCCACCCGATTTCAGTAAGTTTTATGGTCAACCCGGTGTGGCAGATAAGCTTGGTGGTTTTGTTCAGTCTCTGGCAAGTGGATATAACGCTCCTAGATTTGAAGGAATATCAGGTGGACTAGGTGCTGGTCTTCTGCCTAGGTCACCTCAAGCTTCAAAACCTGCTGGCGGATTTGTTAGTGATATCCCCGGCAGGGAAGAGATGCAGGCAATGAGGAGAGCTGGGGCTTTCGATAAAACCTTCGCTCCACCTCAGCCTGCACCTCAAAGGCCTGCAGCACCTCAACCATCAGCTCCAGCGCAACCTATGGGGCCAGAGCCAGCACTCGAGCCATCCCCTGAAGTCCAGCAAGCAGCCAGAGACTTGGAAGCCATCAGGATTCAGGCAGCAGAGGGTGATACAAGACTTGAGACCAGTCAGGAAGTAATGAGGCGTGTCTCTGAGAATATCCCTGAGCTTGCTCAGAAATACCCAACGCAAGCCAAGAACCTGTATGAGATGCTTTATCCTAAGCAAGACAAGCTGACTCCATCAGAGCAGATCGCAATGATGAAGCTGCAGCGTGAAGTTCAGGCCAGCGAAGTTGCTGGTTATGGTGTAGCACCATCTGTGCAGATCGCTCAGGACTTCCGTGAGTTTGCCATCCCAACACAGGAGGGCATTGAAAAGATCCAAGAGCTTATTGATATTGCAAAGCAGGGCTTTGTAGGGAAGCTCAGTCCCGAAAACAGGAACAGAGCAACAAGCATCCAGAAACGCCTTATGGGCGAACTCAAAGAACAAATTGTTGGGGCTGGAGCTGTTTCAGAGGGTGAGTGGCAGATACTGGCATCCGTCATACCTGATGTCACAAAGATCATGTCATTCAGCGATGTGAACATCAAAGTTCTCAAGGAACTTCAGAGTGACCTCAAGGGTAAGCTGAAAAACAGAGCCAATGCAATTAGCTGGGCTCCCCTGCAAGGGACAACAGGGCAGGCACAGCGTCCTATGGGTAGGACCGTGTCCTATGGAATGTCAGGCAAGCCAGTAATGCAGTAATACAGTAATGCAAGAACTCTATCTCGAAGACTATGATGTCAACTTGCAGTTCCCAGACGAGATGTCTGAGGACCGCATTATGGAAATCATTCAGCGTGACTACCCTGAACCAGATGAGAAGCTGGTAGCTCGATTCGAGAACCCAGACACACCAGCGTCCTCCCTAACCCGGGAGGACTTTTCTCGTTATAAAGCTGCGAAACCTGAAATAGGTCTATCAGACCTACCCAGTATTGCTGTGGATGCGGCTGTAATGACTGCCAGCAGGATCATCGAGAACTTGCCTTCTGCGATTGCTACTTATGCCAACGTGTTTGAGCCCGGGACATCTGCTCGCACGTTTATGGAGGGTGCTGCTCGTGGCATGTATGACACTGAGACCCTCGTCAAGATGGGCAACAACTACCTCAGGACCAAGCTGGCATCCTTTGGTGGCACATCAGAAAACGAGATGGACGAGGAGTTCAGGCGATTCCTTGGCATCAAGGAGCTGCAGAATGTCCGTGGAGCCATTGAGCGTGGAGAGCAAGGTGCTTGGAATGAGTATGCAGAGTTTGCTGGGCTCGACGCTGCAAAGATTGATCTAGCAAAAGTTGACCAGAAGGCTGCAGAGATCACTGGTGAGTTCATTGATCCCACACTGCTTATTCCTGCTGGCAAGCTTGGTGGAGCAGCTTCTAGGGCTATGGCCCGTGCGGCTTCCAAGCCTGTCAGGATGGCAGGCAGAGGAGCCGAGATTGCTGCCGAGTATGGCCGTGAAGCCATTGAGAGAGGCAAGAACGTGGTCAGGGGAGCCACTGAGGCAGTTGACGAGGCCACAGGAGGTCTGGGCAACGTAGTGGTCCCCGGCGGCGTAGCGACCGCTGTAGCAAGCGGCATAGTGGGCGCAGGCACTGCACAGACCCTAGGGGCTGTAGTGGCTGCACCGACGATCCTCGACGTTTCTGGGGGCCTTCTCAAGGGCTTTGGTGAGGCTATGGCTCACACTCCCACTAGGCTGGGTGGTCTGGGCCGTCTTGCGCTGCATCAACCAGACACGATTGCTGGCAGGATGGCTGGCAGGCTCAAATTCTTAGATACACCAATTGAGTATGCAGGCAGAGCAGCAGGTGGTGCTGCCATAGGTGCTGGGTTCGGTGGAGCCATAGGGCTGGCATCTGGAGGCCTCGAGGGCCTTGCTGCTGGCATTGGTTCTGGTGGTGTGCTTGGTGCTGCTGGTGGTGGTCTAGGCAGGGCTGTAGAGGGCCTCACTGGGTCAGCATTGAGGAACGCTCAGGACGCTGACTTTGGGAGATGGATAGAAAGCAAGAGCCCTGAAGACAGAGCAAGACTCGAGAGTCTCTCCAGAGAGGACAGGATCGCACGTATGGATGCAGAGCAGATCCTGCTGCCAGTTAATGCAGAGGTCAGGCATGTTGACCCAGACTTTGTGGTCGATGAAGCTGGCAACACGCTTGGAACTGCTGCTGGGTTTTACACCACAGAAGGCGAGAAGCCAATCATCTACCTGAACACGAATGCAGACGGCAGGACGATGCTGCATGAGACACTGCACTCTCTGGCTAAGTTGGATGGCTTTGATGTTCTGGTCTCTAACATCAAGAACACTGCCAAGCGGATGTATTCTCAGACTGAGCTGAATGATTTCATCAGACAGTATGAAGAAAAGCTGACTCGTGAAATTCCTTTAGCTGGTGAGCAAATCAAACGCTTCAA